TAGTAGCAGTAGCTTATGTTACTGAATATGAATCTCCAGATGGACAAAACGTTATGCGACATATTGAGCATCACGAAGATGGATATATACACCACGCATTATACGAAGGAACTAAGTCAAATATTGGAACTAGAGTATCTTTAGATAGATTAGCTGAAACTGCTGATTTAGAAGATGAGATAAGATTACCATTTGATTCTTTAGCTTCAGTTTATGTACCAAACCAAAGACCACTTAGAAGATTAAAAGGTTATGAATATGGTCGTTCAGATTACGATGGAATCGAAGGATTATTTGATGCAATCGATGAAGCTTACACTTCATGGATGCGAGATGTTAGGTTAGGTAAATCAAGAATTATTGTACCTACTGAATATTTAGAGAGAAGAGGTAGAGGTCGTGGTGCTTCTTTTGATATAGATGCAGAAGTATTTACTGGACTAGAAATAGACCCAAATACAGAAAATAAAGGCATACAACCAGTTCAGTTCGAGATACGACATGAACAACATAAGACAACAGTTATGGAACTTATCGATAGAGCAGTTACTGCTGCTGGATATAGTCCGCAGTCTTTTGGTATCAATATCGAAGGTAGAGCAGAATCTGGAACTGCATTAAAGCTGCGTGAACGTAAATCATTTACAACACAAGGTAAAAAGCAGAGATACTGGACACAACCACTTGAAGAGATAATCGAGAAGCTTCAGATATTAGATGTAGAAATCTTTAGTAAACAATATAAACCAATTAAACCACGTATTGAGTGGCAAGATGCAGTACAACAAGATGTAAGAGAATCTGCAACAGTAATTGAATCCTTACATAGAGCGCAAGCTGCTTCACTTGAAACTAAGGTTAGATTGTTAAATCCAGAACTTACTGAAGAAGAAGTACAAGAAGAAGTCTTAAAGATTGCAACTAATTTTAATTTGGCAGACCAGAACGTAACTGACATTTTAGAGTTACCATAATGTTATGGTCTATGACCCAGCATATAATGAGCAGATAGCAGATACTTACGCAGAAGTCTTTAGAGATATTAATGACTTCCTAATAGAGTTAACTGCTGAAGCAATCCTAGAAGGCAAAGATTACGATGGTTCTATTGAGAACTGGCTTCAATTCAAACAAACACATTTAAAACGTTTAGTAGAACAAGCAGAAAAAGCTGCTGATGATGCTTTTGGTGCAGTAATACCAGCAGTAGAAGGCGCAGTAGAAGTAGCATATAGTATTGGCGAACAAACCGCAGCTGCTGAATTATTAAGTGCTGGAATACAAACTGATGTATCTGGTGGATTTCAAACATTAGCAGAATATGCTATTGATGGATTAGTAGATAGTATTGCTAACAGATTTCAAAACAGAGTTAACAAACTTGATATTGTTAGGTCAACTAACGATATATATGCACAAGTTACAGAAAGCGCTGCTGCATTAGTTACATCTGGTGCTGCAACATTAGAAGAAGCAGTAGAGATTGCAGTAGATAAATTCTTAGATGAAGGTATTAAATCAGTTAACTTAGGTAATCGTAAAATGCGATTAGATGCTTATGCAGAAACTTCAATCAGAACAATATCTGGTAATGCACAAGTACAAGGTTCTTTAGATAGATACGAAGATGCAGACCAATATCTTAGTTGGGTATCAGACAGTCCTATGGAGTGTGAACAATGCAGAGAGTGGGAAGGTAAGATACTACGAACAACTAATGACTTAGAGAAGCTGCCAGAAAAATATCGTAACTTACCAAGTTTAGATGCTGCTAAAGCTGATGGTTTATTTCATCCTAACTGCACACATAGTTTACAAGTTTATATAGAAGGTTATTCAACTCCACCTACTGATACCAATGATGCTGCCAATGAAGAACGTAGAAATAAAATACGTAGATTACAAAGATTAGAACGTACAAATAAACTTAAAGAAAAAATCTATAAAGCTGATGGACAGACTAATCGTGCTAAAGGTGCAAGAGAAAGAGCTGCCAGATATAGAAAAGAGCGCAGACAATTTGAAGCGCAGATAGAACGTAAATCTTTAGGATGGTTTACTGGAGAAGATAGATTACGTAGATTAGCAGAAGCTAATGGTATTAAACCAGAAGTGTTAGAAGCTGCTAAAGGTAATTTACCTAAATTAAATAAACTTGCAGCTAAAACTGGATTTGACCCACGACTTGTTAGCACTTCAGTTAGAAAAGGTGTAGCAGATACACAATTACCAGATATAAAAGATTTTGATGTAGATAATTTTGATAAGTTAACTATTGCTGAACAGAAATCATTACGACTGCAATATAATAAGTTTTTTGAAGGCGAGTTTGGTATTATGAACCAACTTGAAGTAGAAGGTAAATATCACAATCCACCAACGCTGCCAGATAATGTACAGAAATACAATAAATCACAATTCAATAAATGGATAGAGAAAAATGGAAGTAAATATACTAATGAGTATGGTTCATGGGAGTGGAATACAAAGAAGAATAAACCAGATTTTATTTGGAACGATAAATTAGATTCTGATACATGGACTCCAGAGATAGAGCAATTTCTTGCAGAAGCTGAAGCAGCTGGTGCATTAAAAGATAAAAAACAAGTTGTAGCTGGTGGACTTCCATCATCTGGTAAAACATTTACACTTGCAAATAAAGCAAAAGACCCAAGTCTAAAAACTTATCAATTAGAAGAGTATGTAACAGTTAACCCAGATGATTTTAAAACAAGAATTATATTTAGAGATTACGCATCAAAAACAGATAAAGCACTAGATAAATTAATGAGTGATACTTTTATTAATGATGACAAATTTGGTGTTGGTTCTAAATTAGGCGCAACTAATCCATTTATGAAGAAGCTTAAAATACATCATCCAGAAATATACGATGAAGTATTTGGTAAAACTTTCGATAAAAGCACACTTACAGAAATAAGAGAAGGAATAGCATCTAAAGTAGCAATAGGAGATACTGGCTTATTTGGCTACGAAGCTGCAAACATACTCCACGAAGAATCATCTGCTATGACAAAGAAAGCACAAGATTTAGCTTCAGATGCTGGCTACAACATGATTCACGATGTAACTATGGGTTCTGCAAAACCAATCAATTTAGTAGATGACTTAGTCAATCTAAAGAACTATGAACCAGCAGAAGTTATGTTCATTATGTACACAGAAGAACAAGCAAGAGCAACAGTAGTAGATAGATATATTCGTGGTAACTTTACTAATCTCAACACAACTGGTGGTCGTGGTGGTCGTTACGTTATGTCAAGTGTTATCGATAGTTCAACAAAGAAGGTTAAAACAAAAGCAGGATTTAAAAGCAAGACACAAGATTTATTAGGTCGAGATGCAATAACAGATAATGAAGTATTTTTAACAGAATTATTAGAATCAGAAAACGTTACAACAAATCTTGATGATATACAGATAATTAACAGATATTCAGATATTGACCCAGCAACTGGTCAAGCTAAGGCATATCGTATTGAATTAGAGCTAAAAGATGGCAAGATAGTGGCTAAAAGAAGCAGTAGGGGAGTGGATGGACTACAAGTTGTAACAAAAGAAGCAGAAACTAAATTTGGTGGCAATAGAGCTGGATTAGATGATTTAGAAGAAATATTAGAAGAGCAGCAATTAAAATCAATGCAAGGCGATGTAACTATTGGAGTAAAACAATCCTACTTAGATGAAATAGCAAAACGTGAAAGATATTTTAAAAATTTAAAAAGGAAATATGATGATGCAGGTTTATACATAGTAGCAAAACAAAAAGGATATACAGGCAAACCTAAAGTTGTTAAGAAAGCTACTGACTTATTTGAAGGAGATGGATTAAGAAATGCGCCAAAAGATGTAACAATAAAAAATGGACTTTTACAAGATGATGTAGTTGTATTTAGAGGATTATCTGATTCTATGGACACAGACCAAGATACGTGGACATTACAAAACACAAAACTTCCAGCTGCAAGTAGAATACAGACAATAGTTAAAACAACAGATTTTAAATTAGATGACAGGATTCCACATTTTGAAACAGATTCTGGATTTGTTTTTGTAAGTGCAGTTAGAGCTTCAAATACTTTACAAAGAAAAGTAAACAATTTAGGCATGAAATTTAATTCTGATTATATAGATGCAGAAACAATGATAGAAGCACAAGAACAATGGAGAGCAATAAAAATTAAAGAAGGAGATGGCTTTTATACTAAATCTTACTTTACACAATCTGAAGAAGCAGTTAAAAAAGGTTTTGTAGATTTTGGATTAACTTCGAATGAAGATTTTCAAGTTATCTATGATGAAATACTTTTTACAAAAGGTATAAACGTTATAGAAAAACCTATGCCACCGCTAATTATGACTGGACAACAGATGCACGATGAATTTATTAATGGAGATTATTATGCTGGTCATGGTATTTATGGTCGTGGTACATACACAGATATAAATGTAGAAGTAGCAGTCATGTACGCTAATCAATCTGAAAGAGTCGATGGTTATGGAGATGGTGGCGTAGTTCAAGCTATGAAATTAGAAAAAGGTACAAGGATGCCATCACAAGAAACAGTATCAGAAGTAGCAAGACAAGTCGAATTAAAAAGGATGGAGTATTATAATAGATATATTAAGGGTAGACCAGATGAGTACAAGACACGTACTTATCGTGAGTTATCAAAAACAACTGAATTAGATGTAGGTCGCACATTAGCTGCGATGGGTTATCAAGCATACGATGTAAGGATGTTAGATGAAATAAAAACACATATTGTTATCTTAGATAGAACCGCAGTAACAGTCGCAGAACAACCAATTATGATAAATGGAGAATATACAAGATGAAAGTATCAGCTGCTACAAGCAGAAGATTAGTAAAGCTATATGACAGACTTCCACCAGATAGTATGGCGGAATTATCTCAACACATATTAGATGGTGGAGATAGAGAACTATGGCTACTTAAATACGAAAAAAGATTACAAGGTAATCGTGTAATCAAAGAAGGAATATAAACCAACTAATTATAAAATATAAGACAAGGAGATAATATGGCAGCATCAACTGGCGGACAGTTGTTTATGACTTGCAAGCGTTATGCCGCTAAAGAAGCATCATGGGATGATGTTATGGCAGCTGCAAAAAAACATAAACCAACTTACGACAACGCAGAAGTATCTGATGATATATACGAAGATGACAATGTATATTCGTTGACTGACTTAAAAGACTTCGTATTCTTACCGATTAGTCCAAAAGAGAAAAAGATACTAAGAGATTACTTCAATCAATAGTAAACTAGAACAATGACAATTCAAGTAGGCGATGCAAGAGCAGACATCACAGTTCTTAATATATACCAAGAAATAGAAAGGGAAGGACAAGCATTTTATGTTTGTAAAGTTCAGTACAAGTCAACACATACTGGTATTGGACATAAACGTTCTATTTTAACGAGAAACAATCAAGGCGAGATTGTAGAGTGCGGAAATGTTAAAAGAATCGATGATGCGGCAAATTACGAAAACATCATAGATGCTTATTTAGAAACTTATGGCAAAAACACTTAAATGCAGAACATGCAAAAAACCACTTAGAAAAATCACAACTGGAGATAAGCGAGCTGGTTATCTATGTATGTCAAGTCGCACAATATGCAAGGATTCACTCGAAGTAAATTTTTACGATGAAGAAGAATAATAAATCTGGTAAAGATTTAGTTCGATGTCCAGAGTGCAACAATTACTACTATCCAATATCAGAAAAAAATTCTTGTAAACATTTGTATATGTAACACATAGTGCTACACTATCCTTGTGAGAAAAAAGGATGGTAAAAATAATGAAGTTATTTAAAGGCGGTAACACTTATTGTGATGCTTGCGAAAAAGTAATTGATTATACAGTAGAAGAAAAAGTTGCAGAAGGTTGGATGGAGTGGGCAATCGAACCAGTCAAAAATATGCACGCTTGTAGTTTAGAGTGTGAATACATCGTAACGCAGGAGTTGATGTAATGGCTACTAAACAAAACGTGTTACAAAAATATGTCAAGACTTTTGTAAGCGAATCAGATAAGTTTGACAAAGATACAGTCTTTAACTTCGAGATTACACCAGAGAGTTTTGACAATGTAGATACATTTATCAATGCAGATGGTAAGAAATCAATGACACACATTATGTCAGTAGATTTTGATAGAATCGTATGGTACTGCGGTCAAGTAGATAATCCAGAAGAGATACACACTTTACTGACCAAAGCAGATTTTCAGAATCAGAACTCTAAATGGTATTATGACTTCTTCCAATACATGGCATATAGAGCTGCCAAATTTGAAATTGGAATATTTGATTCATTAGCAGAACATAAAAAAAATGGTTCAGAAAAATGCGATTTAGAGTATTGCAACATGCACACCAAAAAAAAGTAAGTTGGCATAAATATCACAATGTGATACAATGGTATTGAAAGGATGGTTAATGAGCGATTACGAAGAGTTCGTTAAGAGTGGCGATTGGTTCTTAGATACCGAAGCGCCAGATTATCAAGAAAAATTACTCAAAGATGTTCTTGAAAAGCAGACTCCGCAAGTCCAAGCTGAACAAGAACAAGACAAGGAGTGGTTCACAGAATAGTGGCAGGTTACGTAAGCAAGTACAAAAATAAAAAAGGTGGTAAGTATGGTATCGATGCTTTATACGAGATGGTCGATGTCCACTTCCAGCAACTTGCTACGAAAATCAAAACACAAGGTCTTACTCCAGAGCTTCAGAAAGAGCAGGAGTATTTAACAAAAATATACAAACCATTTATGAAAGGAGAATAAGTGGCAGAAGTTATTGAAACTAAGTTAGAAGCACTAACTGATGTTCAAGAAGCAACTTATGCGTGCCAAAGCTGCGACCAGTTGGTTATAAGCAATACGCATTATTGGGAAGAAAAAGATGGAGTAGAAAAATTATTCTGCAATCCATATTGTGAGTGTAAAGAACTGAAGTTACCATTTAACTTCGTGATTCTTGATGGAAATATTTATAAGGTAAAGAAAGGATAAAATGGCTAGAAGAAGAAAACCTAGAACATATAAAAAACTATACAAGCTAAAAGTAATTGAGCATAAAACAGTAATGGTAGAAGCTGATACTGAACAAGCTGCGATTGATTCAGTAGTTGGTAGTCCAGATTACGTTATTGGAAGTGCTAGACAATTACGTGAGAAAAACGAAAGAGGTCAGTCCAGAATAATTCCAAGTAAGGTAATTAAGAGAACTGCAAAAGTTATTGAAGAAAAAGATTCTGCTGATGCGATAGCAGCAAGAGTTAAAAGACAAGTTGCAAAAGAACTTAGTCAAGAACTATGTTACACATGCGGTAAGACAAGAGCTAAAGAACATAGTTATGATAGAGTTACTGAAATGTATTGGGGTTTGGATGGACACGAATACCACTCAATTAAAGGTATGCAGCGTTGGTTCGAGTACAACAAAGAGTGGAATCAAAAACGTAGAGAAGAAGGATTTGATTCTAACTTACCAACTGAATTTACTAAATATGAATTAGACCATATTAAGAAATTAGGTATAAGCGTTGCATAAACTGATACAGTTGATAAAATATAAGTGTATGTTAAAAAAGGATGGTAAATAATGAGTGCTGGAGATTGCGTTAAAGCTGGCTTCGATGCTTTCGTAAATATTCCATTTCAGAACAAGTGGCAGTTCAGATATGTAATTGCGATGCGTGAGATTATGCCAGAGTGGTATGGCTTCCATGTTGTATTACGCAACAAAGTAACTAATCAGATTATTGATGCTTCTATTTCTGGTAAGAGAAAAAATGGCGGCAAGAATCTAGTTATGAACTACGATGAGTGGGTCAAAGAAGATGGCGTTCTAGTCGATGGTAAATATACTTATGTTGAGTGGACTTTTGGAAAACTATTGACCGAGTGGTCTAAGGAAGGCGAGTTCTTAGACATCATGCCAATAGCGTATGAGCGTTGGGATTTACAAGGCAAGGACAAACAAAAAGAGTGGGATAAGTTATTCCCAGAGTTTAAGAACTATGCCGAATACATGAAGGATTACTTCATACCAACATTTAAACCAACTGAACACAAAGCGATGCAAGAGTTCGATTTAGAAGAGAAAGGTAAGGCAAGCTAACTATGACTAAATTATCAGAAGGAATACCAGACAAGAACGAAGGGTTTGATTCTTTACGTAGAATCTTTACTGAACTAGATATTGATATGTCTAATTGGGTAATGCAACCTATTACAAAAGAACGTGGCGGATTAGAGTTTAAGCTGCCAAGTGCAGAAGGCGAAATATTTTTGGAGTGGTCAGATTTATTTCATGTCAATGTAACTTTTGTACAAACAAAAAAAGTTTACGATGAAACCTTAACTCAATTAGGCGACTTATATCACATCGTAAAAACATTAGAAAAACAAAGAGCTGATAACGTTGCTGGACTTAGAGATTTATTAATGAGAACTTTTTTTATTGACAACATGGAAGAAGAGTAAATTGTATATACCATTACCAAATAAAAAATATAATATAATTTACGCTGACCCAGCATGGACATTTAGTTCTAAAGAACTACAAAAATATTCTGGTAAAAGATTTACACCATTAGATAAACATTATTCACTAATGAGTAAAAAAGAAATTGAAAATTTACCAGTCAAAAATATAGCAGATAATGATTGTGCTTTATTTTTATGGACTACTGATGCGCATATACCAGATGCTATTGAATTATGTAGTAAATGGGGTTTTAAATATAAAACAGTTGCTTTTGTATGGGAAAAAAGAACCAAAAATAATAAATTAATTAGCAATTTAGGTGCATGGACTTTAAAAAATTATGAATTATGCCTACTTGCAACAAAAGGCACAATGTTAAAGCATAAAAAAGTAAATAACATAAAGCAGCAAGTAATTGCAGAAAGAACAAAACATAGTAAAAAACCAGATATTGTTAGAAATAATATAGAAAAATTATTTGGAGATTTACCAAGAATAGAATTATTCGCAAGACAACGTTATGTTGGATGGGATAGTTGGGGAAATGAAATATAGATTTTTAAAAGAATAATTTTGGTAGTTTTGACAATTAATATCACAAAGTGCTACACTTGATAATGAAAGGATGGTAAAGATGGTACAAGCAAGAATACAAAGATTCGCTAAAGGTAAGACATATAACCTAAGCGAGATTTGGGCAGCTAACGAAGCTAGTAAAGAATCTTACTTAACTGCGTTAGTTGAATTTATTGGAAAACTAGAAGAGAACCATTTAGCTTATTACGCTGGCATGGGATGGGAACGTGATTACGAACAAAAACGTGGCGTTACTTTTGGCGATAAGTGGGATAAAGTATGGGTTCTAAATGATAATAAAAAAGCTAGAATCGTATGTCATATTGATTCTAATACTGGAATCATTTACAAATCTAATAGTTGGCAAGGCGCACCTTATCCAAAACCAAGAGCTGATATATACGAACCAGAGAGTTACGAATATGCAGACCCACATGGCGGATGGCTTTACGCTGATTTTAAACCTAACCAACCAAGCACTCAAACCCAAAGAAGTAGGGGTACAAACATTAGAGAAATACTTGAAAAAGGACAAGCTATAATGAGTAAGTAATGATTATTTCATGCTTAATAGGGATTGCGGTTATTACACCGCAATTTCTATCTGAATACAAAGATTGTAGATGGTATCAAGAAGCTGCATATCACACACAAGAATATCATCACGCTTTTGAACTATATCTTAAAGAAGAAGATTATTTATGGGCTATCGCAACAACCTTCTGCGAATCTTCTGGAAAACAATATGCAGTATCTTCTGCTAACGCTAAAGGTATCTGGCAATATCTTAAAAAAACTGAAAAATGGATTGAATCTAAAGTTGGAGAAGAACTTAATCCATTTAATCCTTACGATGCAACGTATATGACTTCGTGGTTATTGCGTAATGACACTAATCCAAAGCGACATTGGAACGAATCAAAGCATTGTTGGGATAAAAACTTATCTGAAAATTCCTATAGTTTACACTATTAGGTCTAATATATAGCAGTAAGCACTACACGAACAGGATTCGTGTATTTAGATAACTAACAGGAGTAGTGATAATGTCAGATAATGAGCAAGCTGAACAAGTGCAAGAAGATACCCAAGTAGATAGCGCAGCAGAAAACGAAGTAGTTGAAGTTGCAGATTCATCTTCAGAAGGTGTAGTCGATGCCGACAATTCTTCAGATGATGAACTTGATAAGCGAATACAAAGGGCTAATAAAGAAGCTGCGAAATTTAGAGTAGAGAAGAAGGAAACTGAAGAGAAGTACGATGCTTTAATTCAGAACTTAGGCAAAGCTTTAGGATTCGTAGAAGAAGATAATGCTAACAACGCAGAAACTTTAGCAGAAGAAGTTACAAAACTTCAATCTGAAAACAGAAGTTTAAAGTTGATGCAAGCATTTAACAACGTTGTAAAGACTGAAGGCGCAGATGATGAGCTTACATGGTCTTACTTAATGGCTAAAGGTCAGTTAGGCGAACTAGATGTAGAAGATACAGAACTTAGTTCAAAACTATCTGAACTTGTTAAAGAAGCTATTGCAAGTAAACCAGCTTTAAAAGCTGCTGAAGCTTCCACTTCAGTTGCAAAAAGTGGTTCAGATATGAGTACAAATTCTCAACCGCTGGACACAGAGTCAAGGATAAGACAACTTGAAGCTGATAAAAAAATGAAGGAAGCAAGGGCATTAAAAACCCAAAGACTTTTAGAGCTTACAAAAGAGCAATAAAAGTTAAGTATTAATTTAACAAGTTGATTAGAAGGAGATAGACCAGAAATGGCAGGAATTACAGGACAAGGTACAACTTTTAATCTTCCAAATTACGTGGGAGATTTATTTGAGTTGACACCTTCAGATACACCATTTTTGTCGCTAATCGGTGGATTAAGTGGTGGCGAAAGCACAACTTCTCCAACCTTCCAATGGCAAGCTTATGATTTGAGAAGCGCAGGGCAAAACGTAGCACTTGAAGGCGCATCAGCACCAACTGCTGAAGCAAGAGTAAGAGCTAACTATTACAACATCTGCCAAATTCATCAAGAAGTTATTGAAGTTAGCTATTCCAAGCTAGCTGCTATTGGCGCATTTAGTGGCGAGAATATTGCTGGAGATAATCCAGTAACAAACGAAATGGACTTTCAAGTAGAGCAAATGCTAAAGCAAATCGCAAGAGATGCAGAGTATTCTTTCTTACAAGGTACTTTCGTTGACCCATCAGATAACACATCTGAAAGAAAAACCAGAGGAATCTTAGAAGCTGCTGGAAACGTTGTTTACAACGATACAGTAGGAGATGGTTCTGGTACAGACCAAGCATTAACAGAAGATGCAGTCTTAGACCTAATGCAAGCAATTTGGGAAGATGGCGGAATCGCAGTTTCAGAAACCGCTACACTCATGGCTAACGCAAACGTTAAAAGACAGTTAACAGACCTTTTTGTTACTGACAAAAACTATCGTGAAGAATCACGTAATGTTGCTGGCGTTAACGTACAAACAATAGAAACTGATTTTGGTAAAGTCAACGTTCTTTTGAACAGACACATGCCAACAACTGAACTAGCAATAGTATCAGCAGAACTATGTTCTCCAGTTTTTATGAACGTTCCAGATAAAGGATTCTTATTCGTAGAACCACTTGCAAAAGATGGTGCTTCAGAAAAGTTCCAAATCTATGGAGAAATTGGATTGAAATATGGTAATCCAAATGCACATGGTAAAATCACAGATATTGCTGCGGTCTAAGTAGTAATAATCTTAAAGTTAAGACCACCATTAATTTGGTGGTCTTTTCTTTTTATGTGTTAAAATTCGTGCATGGATTTTATAGATGATAAAGGTATTATTCACAAAGGATTCAATGTCAAACAAGCATTTAAGTTTGGATGGAAACCAGTTGGAGAAGATGCCGACAAAGTTGAAATAAAAGAAGAAGTAGCGGTAAAAGCGGAAGAAGAATAATGAGCTGGTACATGCTAAATGGCGAAGCTATCTTTTTTGAAGATGATACTGCTATTCCAAAGCACATGCGAAAAAAGATTGAAGCTATTGAAGCACCAGATGCAGCTGGTGGCGCATGGAAAACTAAAACTGGCAAAAGAAGAGCTACACCGCAAAAGCTTAAAACATTAGAGGAAGAATAACATGGCAAGTAATGTATATTTAAGACCAAGTTACTGCACAGTAGAAGAATACGAAACAGTTACTGGCGGTAACGCATCACAACAAGAAGTTACACTAGCAAAGCTACAACTAGCATCAGATATTATTGATTATCACGTAAACGTTGCATTTAAAGTAGATACTTCTGGTAATCCAACTAATAGTGATGTACACGATATTT